CTATTCGAAAGTGCCGAAGGACGAGAGACATCGGATCGAAAAAGGCTTTAAATCGAAATCTATAAAGACCCTTGTCGCCACCTCCACCTTGGCTTATGGCCTCAACCTCCCTGCGGACGTTGGNATTATCGTCGGGGCGAATCGCGGACCTATGATGGTTGACCCTGCGGACTTGAAACAAGAAGCTGGCCGAGTGGGCAGGTACGGTCTCTCCTCCGAGGGCCACGTTTACTTCCTCTTCCCTCGGGCCTATGCCGATGAGGTTTTCGCTTCCGTCAAGAGAACTCCAAACATCTATTCCGTCCTCCCGGAACGCCTCTACTTTCACTTATGCTCGTTCATTGCCCGAGAGGACATGCAAAGGCCCGAGATCGAGAACTTCCTATCCCACACTCTCGGCTTTTCTCAATTCCCTCTCCGCTTGGACGAAGCTTTAGACACTCTCCATCAATATGACATTATTTACAAAGATGGAGATTTTCTGCGCCCTGCTGCCTTGTGCCGAGCGTCAGCTCTAATGTACGTCGATCCACTAGACCTTTGGCACTTAAAACAAAACCTCGAACCTAAGCCCATGACGCCCTCGGCGATAGCCGTGGCCTTATCGAACATCCCCTCTCGTCTAGTGCCGTCTCACGTACCAGATACGCTCTCCAACCCGATAGACTTAGGCTACGGCCAGGCAACAATTCAAGCAACCTGCCTCCGGGATTGGCTTTCCGGCAAGCCGCTTGAGGGAATCGCTACGATGGTTATTCCTCCTCTTCTTGCGGACATTGATCGTATTATCTCGGCCCTTAAACTCGCCGGACTACCAAAACCCTATCTCGAAAACTTATCCTTGATGGTTAAAAATGGCGTCCACGGGAACATTATCGACTTAGTGAAACTTCCTGGCGTCGGAAGGAAAAGGGCATCCGCTCTAGTCGATCGGGGCATTAAAACTACTCAAGACATTCTCAAAAATCCCAAGGTTTCTGAGAACATCTTAGGCCCGAAAGTTTTCATAGGTGTTAAGCGGGCAATCGAAAGCCCCGGTGAAATCATCTTGACATTTTAAAAACTTTCCATTCACACGGCGCTTAAATCGCTGTGTAACCTTTGTATGTTTAACAACGGGAACGGTTTTGTTTAAATGTGATACTATTTAACACTTGACAAAATCAAATTTTTCGGGTAATTTTTCTTTTCAATCATTTTTAAGGAGGATTTTATGAAAGTGACTATGGAAAAGGTACGGTTTGCGGACAGTGACACAGACTACGAATTTGAAATGGGTCTACCGGAAACCCTGGAAGAGGCCGTGGAAATTTACGGAGAAGAAAGCGCTCTTTGGCTCCTAAACTCTGGCCTGAAGGTAAAACTTCAAAATGTCGCTCGTGAAGCCTTTCGTCAAGGTAAGGGAAGGGAAGAAGCTGAAGAGGCCGCTCGGGCATACCGTCCTGGCAACACTGCTCGTAAAGGCGCCAAGGCCCGTGCTCTGGAACTTTTGACTGAACGTGCCGGAGATATCAAAGAAGATCCGGACTTGAAGGAACAGGTCTTTACGGCCTTTGCAAGTTCCAAGTTCAAAGAGGTTGTAGAGTTGCTGGAAGGCTAATCGTGGCCGGGGGTCGGAGACGGCCCCCACTTCTTATGGAGGGATAATGAAAACATTTGAAGAAATAATTGGCGATAGAAAACTTCACGAGCTAACCGATGAAGAAATCGACGCTATCGTCAAGGAAATGCAACCTGATCAACTTATGAAGTTCGATCAAGCCTTAAAGAAAGAAATTCGCAAAGGTAAGAAAAAACCGCCTACCAAAAAACAGGCCACTCTCCAAGACGAATTCAACAAGGCGCTGTTCGGATGATTATACGATCTAGTATGTTGAAAGACATTAAGTCTTGTCCGGCCAAGGCGGCTTACAAGTATGAACTCGGACTCGTGCCGCTCGCTAAAGGCCAACGGATTAAAAATGACCTCGACTTTGGTAAACTTCTCCATGAGGCGATCGAAGTATTCCATACCTTATCTTTAAAAGATGCAGTTGACTTAATCGACGCCTCGCCGATGCACGAAACAAAACGGAAAAATCGGCAAACCGCTAAGGTGCTTCTTCGCCGATATGCAGATTCTAATTCCGTCGAGATTCAGCATTTAGAAAAATCTTTTCAATTCAAAATCGGATCTCACGTCTGGCAAGGACGTTTCGACGGAATCGGTATTTACCAAGGTGATGTTTGGGTAATCGAGCACAAAACAACTAATCCACTTTATCTCCAAATAAAACCTAACGATCAATTTATCGCTTACTGGCTCGGCGCCATGATACATTTTCAAAATGTAAAAGGCGTCTTAATAAACAATCTTGACTGTGATAAGCTCGAAGTTACGAGAATCCCGGTCCAGTACACTAAAGAAGAAAAGGAGGAATGGCTAGATGAAATAAAAATAACGGCAGAAGTTTACTCGCGCTACAGAACAAGAGGCGTTTTTCCAAGGAACGATATGGCATGTCACCTTTACAATTCAGTCTGTCCTTATATGGCGCTTTGCTCTGAGTCGGAAGGAACACGAGATATGATAATGGCGCGATGTTACGAAGTTAAAGAATCTTTAAAACTCTTGGAGTGGTAATGGCAAGACTAAAAACACAATCTTCCTCTAAATTTGTGATACTTCTTTGGGGGCCTGCGATGAGTGGTAAAACCGTTCTCGCTTCTCAGTTCCCGAATCCGTATTTCATAGATTTAGATGGACAGATGGGTAGCGTTCGTGCTCTCTCAAACAAGTACAAAATGGACTTCGACTTTCCGGTGATTAACATTGATAGTTCACCAACAGAAGACGAAGATTTCATAGCCCTTTGTGGGGATCGTTTTGCGAAGATGAACGCTTGGAAAAAGACTAAGAAACTTGTGGAAAAACTCTCACAAACTCTCGACGAAAACTCGACTCTCGTTCTCGATAACTTGTCAAGGGCGTCTGAGTATTTGTTAGACGAGATTAAAGAGAGAACTGGCCGACAACAACTACAGATCCAGGATTGGGGGACTTTTGTTGACGAAATGAAAATTCTAGTTGACTATCTCCACACTCGATACACAAAATGTAACACGATTTTGATAGGCCATGAGTCATCTAAAAAAGATGATCTTTCGGGTGAGCTTTTCAAATCCCTTTTGATGCCGACCAGTTTAAGCGATCGGATGCCCTCGAAAGTTTCAGATTTCCTCTACATGAACGTAGCCGCTACAGGGCCGAAGGGTAAACGAGTTATCAGTCGGACACTTCAAAGCGTACCTGACCCGAAAAACTCAGTCGGTTCTCGATGTCTTATCCCTAATCTTGTGAATCCGACTTATGCGAAAATGCGTCCTCTGATCGAAGCGTATCTCGGAAGGGCGTTGGGCGAGCCGACTTGGACTCCGCCCGATGAAACATTAGGAGATGCGCCATGAGCGACTCGTCACATTACTTCCATGAGTTTGAGGAAGATCGAAACTACATAAGAGACGCTATAACAAGCGATCCGCGAACGATCAGCTTGGCTGATATGTATATCGCATTAGTTAAATTAAAATCGGAAGAGCCTTTTCGACTGAATCATTTCTCATTGATACAAAATATCGAAACAGATATTATTGTTTTAATTGAGAATTTAATTGACGTTTCGCCGATAACTAAGTGTTCGGTTAAACAATACTTGGATGAACTTTATTAACCTATTTAAAAGGAGTATGTTTTATGGCACAGATCAATTTGGATTACAATTTGGAAGATGTTTCTAATGAGTTTGAACCCCTCCCAAGTGGACAATATCTAGCTAAGATTGCCACAGGAGATGACTTTTTACTGTCAGAAAGCCAGAGCGGAAAGCCGATGATTAAGGTCGCTTGGACCGTTACTGAAGGTGAGTACGAAGGTCGGAAGATTTTCGATAATATCGTTCTTTCTGTTGGTTGGAAAGTCAAACAGTATTGTGAAGTGGCTGGAATCGAGAGCGGAACTTCACTCGATACTGAGGATTTTATTGGTCTTGAGGCGCTGGTTCAGGTGGCACAGCAAGAGTATCAAGGCTCGATAAGAAATCAGGTCAAGAACATTCAGGCCGCGGGTTAAGGAAATAGGGGCTTCGGCCCCTTTTCTTTTATGCACTTCAAAGCGAAAGTGGACTCACCATCCGCCCTAACACTCAAGGGAAAACACGGCCTAGAAAGAACCGAGTGGTATCGGAAGGCGGAATAGCCGAAACTTCTAGGTGGGCTTCGGCCCTTAAAATGGGGAGTGTAAGTGCATACTAATTTGTAATTTACAATTTACGAGGGCGATATGAATATAGTATTTATAGAAAACGAACAAACTATCTATAGATCAAATATGAATGAAGTTTGCATACTTCCTACTATCGGCGAAACAGTTATCTTACAAAATGCTCTGTACAAAGTGGTAAATACTATCATCGACTATGAAAACGAAATAATTATGTATCAGTGTGAGGAAGTTTAGAATGGCCTATATAAAAGAGTTTAAAATAATCTCGGACTATCGTGAATCTCGTGAAGGAATAGATGAACTCGCCCTTTCTATAGAACAAAATGGACTTTACCAACCTATCGTCGTAGTTCCGCATGAAGAAGGCGAGGTCAAATATGAGATAGTCGCAGGTCGACGTAGGTTTCGGGCCATGACTGAATACTTGAAATTTTCCTCTTTAAAGAAAGGCGAACACTTTGTAGTTAAAGAAGGCATCGACGCTCTTCTCGCGCAATTTCAAGAAAACTTTAATCGAAAAGATTTCTCACCTATCGAACTCGGCAGACTTATCAAGGCCATTCACGCTAAAAAAGTTAAAGAAAACGGCCTAGCGATAAAAGGTCGTGAAGGGGGCTGGGGCTTAAAAGACACTGGGAAGCTCATAGGCCGTGACTCAGCGTTTGTTTCTCGAATGATCTCGATTGCGGATAACGAAGATAAAGTTGCGGATTGCGAGAGCGTTTCTGAGGCCCTGGAGAAGATTTCTAAAACAAAATCTAAAGACCTCCAATCAAAAGTTAGAAAGGCCCGAGTGAGTATCCAGGAGTCGGAAATGCCTCCAGGGCTTGAAGAGCTTATCGAAAACGTCTCGAACACAGACGCACTTTCTTTTGTAAAAAGTCTTGAGGATGATTCCATCGACTTGGTTTTAACTGACCCCCCTTACGCTATCAATTACGACAAGATAGTTTCAACAGATGAATATGAATGTTATGAGGACGATCCAGAGACGATTAAAAACCTTCTCGAAAGTCTCATTCCCGAATATTATAGAGTGATCAAACAAGACAAATATGTGATTATCTGGACTGCTTACGAATGGTATTACTGGTTGAGAGAAAGAATGATGGAGAATGGATTTCGGATTGCCTCCACGCCGATTCACTGGGTCAAGTTAAACTCTACGGGCCGGAGCATGAACCCGAACAAAACTCTTGGAAGCCTTTGCGAAATCGCAATTTACGGATGGAAAGGCGACGGAGAACTTGCCCTCTCCGGCAAAGGCAACACTTTCCCAATTCCGATTGTCAGGTCTAATCGGATTCACGTAGCTCAGAAACCAGATCAACTTTTAAAAGACATCCTTCCTATTTTTACTATTAAAAACGACACAGTCTTAGACACTTTCGGCGGATCGCTTTCCTTGCTTAGGGCTTGTTTTGAGACTGGACGGAAATGCAAAATCTGCGAACTCGATCAAACTAACATTGATAATGCCGTGACTTACACTCGGGATATGTATAGGGAGGAAAAAGATGGTCCAACTGATTCCTAAGAAGCCTGGAAAAATAGCTATCGTTCTGGACTTCCCTGGAAAAGTTGAACTTTCATCTAGGCGTCCTCTCACCAGCCCGGAAGGAAAGTATTTCTCAAAGATGCTTTCTATAGCAGGGATTAACAAAGAAGATTGTTACATAACTTACGCCGCTCATCAAAAACCGATGAAAGGACTTTATCGTTCTATCAACGCAGGTATCAGGGCCGAGGGCTTTACTCAACTTCAAAAAGACCTCGAAGAGTGGAAGCCGAATCTCGTTCTGGCCGTCGGCGCTGACGTCTTTACGCTTCTTACTGAAAAAGGCTCTATCTTCAAATATCGAGGCGCTGTTCAAGAAACTCTCTATCCAGAGGGTTTAAAAATCCTTCCGACACTTCATCCCCGAGATCTAATTCGCGGAAACGGCCAGTACGAACCGATTGTCATTAACGACTTGACCAAGGCCAAAGAGGAAAGCGAGTTTCCCGAAGTCCGCTATCCGGATCGCGACATTGAGATCATAGAAAACATCGTCGATGCGGAGGCGGTTTTTCACGAGTTTATTGACTATCCTGATCCAGTCGCATGTGACATTGAGTCTATCGGAATGAACGGAATCATGACTGCGTACGGCTTTGCAACGAGTCCAACAAAGGCTTATGTAGTTGGAAAGGAAGCTCTTAGATCTCCGAGAGTTCTCCGAGCTCTTTCAAGATTCTGTAACTCCTCAACGCCAAAAATCTTTCACAACGGCCTTTTCGACGTTCTTCATAACGCATACTATTACAAGATTTATAACCGAAACTTTTTCTTCGATACAATGATCGCTCAACATGCGGCGATGCCTATCTTGCCGAAATCCCTAGGCTTCTGCGCATCTATCTATACCAAGGAGCCTTATTGGAAAGATGAGTCTAAAGATGCGTTTAAACCCGACTCCGGATTTTCCGATTGGAATACTCTTTATCTCTACAACGGAAAAGACTGTTGTCTAACCTACGAGGTTTACGAGAAAGTTCAAAAGCAACTCGATTATTGGTCAACCTGGCCAGCGTTCAACTTAATGATGGATTTAGTTGAGCCTTGTCTTCGGGCCATGCACGCTGGTTTTAAAATTGACCACGATAAGATTTCTGCTTTCGCGGATGAGAACGAAAAGACAATCTCCATTCTACAACAGATCGGTTACAAAACCCTAGGCGACATCAACATCAGATCTCATGTTCAGAAAAAACAACTTTTATACGAACAGTGGGGCTTACCAAAACAATACAAGTGGGGGCCGGAAGGCAAAACGCTAACAGCAGATTCTCAAAGCCTGGAAAAACTCGAACGCTATCCCACGCCACAAAAGCCTGCGCTCGGGCTTATTCGCTCAACGATGGACTATATGAAGAGACGAGATTTTTACAACTTAAAACTCGATCCTGACGGTCGCATCAGAACAGCGTTAAAAATCACTGGAACTTACACGGGCCGCATGGCGTCATCGAAATCCATAACTGGCTCAGGCAAGAACCTCTTGAATATTCCGAAAAAGGTTAGACACTTTTTTACCGCCGATCCTGGGAAGCTCTTAGTCCAGATGGACTTGTCTCAGGCCGAGGCACGAGTCGTTGCCGCCCTTTGTCGAGATGAAGAGTGGCTAAAAGAATTTGACACAATCGACTTACACTCGAAAGTTGCATCTCTTTTATATAGTATCCCGATCGAGAAAGTTCGGAAAAACTTTGAGCGTCAGATAGCGAAAAAAGTCGCTCATGGAACACACTATCTTCTCGGGCCTACTCTCTTATCTAAGATATTAAAATGCTCTATGAAAGACGCAAGGCGACATAAGGATAAGTATTATGAAATTCGGCCTAAACTCATTGACTGGCACGATGGGATAAGAAAGAAAGTCCGATCTGAAAAGCGTCTCCGAACACCTTTCGGCAGAGTTATCCAATTCCCTGGGCCAGTAAACGACGAGATATTCAGAAACGCCACAGCAGCGGAACCGCAATCAACATCTGCGGATTACTTAAATCACGCTATTGTTAAAATGTATAAAGAAGGGCCGAAGGAATTCGAGTTTCTTCTTCAAGTTTACGACTCGATTGTTTTTCAGATTCCAGATGACTTAGATGCCCTTGTAAGAAACATCCAGGCCATGAAGGAACTTTCAGAAATAACAGTTAACGTCCATGGTATCCCTCTAATTATTCCTACAGACTACGAGATTGGATATTCCTGGGGAACTCAAAAAGAAATTCCCTCAACTGATCGAAAAGATATCGAAAAAGTGTATGAGGAAATAAAGGCCGAGTATGCAGTATAACAATTTTCTCGAGAATTATAGAGTTTATTCTAAAGGAAACGAAACGCCGGAGCTCATACATTTATGGTGTGGGCTTTCGGCGCTCGCCGGGGCAGCGGAGAAGAAGCTCTGGATAGATCAAAAATTCTTTAAACTTTATTTTAATCTCTATGTTCTTCTAATCGGGCCGCCAGGCGTTGTGGCGAAATCAACATCTATGGGGCTTGCGCTTAAAATGCTCAAAGAGTGCGGTTACTATACTATTGAAGGCTCGGTTCTGAAAGAGAAAATTATCGAAGATATGGAGGCGCTGGAAAAACCATCCGATGTTGGATTTAGCCATTCATCTGTTACTTATATAGCAAACGAGTTGAATGTGCTTTTGTCAAGCGGAATAGATATGGTTAAATTTCTAGTTGATATTTACGATCGAGACGATGCTTACGTCTATAAAACTAAAAAGTCGGGCCAGTACGAGATTCCTTATCCTTATTTCAATTTAATGGCAGCAGCTGTGCCTAGTTGGTTTGGAGACTATGTATCATCCGATATGAGTTCAACTGGATTTCTTGCTCGTTGTATAGTAGTTTATGAGGAACAGAAAAGAGGGCAATTTCCAAAAATAATTTATGAGCGAGATCAGATAGAAGCCCGAGCGCGATGCGTAGAAAATTTGTTTGCTATTTCTCAGATGAAAGGCGAAGTTACTCTTAGTAAAGAAGCGGAAGATTATTTTTGTGAATGGTATGTAAAGCAAAAAACGAATCCAACGAATGACCACCGAATAAATTCATATATTGAACGTCGGAATAAAATTCACGTATTGAAAATTGCTGGGTTAATGGCAATCGGGGACATACGCCAATCCATAACGAAAATTGACCTTGAACGTGCAATTCATATTCTGGAATGGACTGAAAAGAAAATGCGTCTAGCGTACTTAATCGCTGGCTCTAATAAACTTTCGCCTTTTATTCATCAAGTGATAAAAATCTTAGACGATAATAATGGCCGTTACGAGATGACTCAACTTGTTCGGACTTTATCGACAGACATAGACATAGACGATATTAAAAAACTTATCTCGACGTTACAAGATATGGACGAGGCGAGGGTTCTAACGAAGGGAGGACAGAAATGGCTTATCAAGAAGTGACGCAAAGACAATTAGACTTCATCGAAAAAATAATAATGAAAAAATACAATCTAAACGCTATGCGAGTTTTAAAAGATAAGGACATGACACGACAAGAAATTAGTAAAATTCATCCTTTCCTAAGAATGGATAAATTCGTGTATTTGCTGGGTATAGCTAAAAAGTATAAAGATGAAAACGGAATCTATTATTATGGTTTGACTAAAAGAGGGAGAGAACTAGCCCGAGCGGTTGATACTTTCCTGATCGAAATAAATAATCTCTTACCCCCAGGAGAATAAAATGGCTTTCATAGGATTAAGAATACCAGATCCTCTTGATAACGCCCTTGAACGGATGATGAAAGACAGAGGAATGAGTAAGTCGGAAATTATTCGCGACGCGATAGAGCGTTTCATAGTAGATTATTATGCCGCCGATGACTTTGATAATTGGAAACCAATAGCTTGGAATCTTTTTGGAATAGACTCACATAAACTGAACTATGCTTTGTCGAGGGCGGAAACACCTGATGAGTTTTTCTCTTACGTTGATAGGTGGACAAAATTTGACTTGAAAATAATTCCATCCCATGATAAAGTGATAGTCCGAATGGGAAAGGGCGGGATCGCAGTCCAAGCGGAAGTGAACAGAAAAAATACAAAAGATGATGCTATCAGGATGTTAATTGAAGCTTTGGAACAAAAGTATAACGCATCTATTGTTGACGAAATTTAACTTGACATACGAGGTATAATATGAAAAAGGTGTATGTTACTGGACTTTTGAAAGGTATAAATGAAGCGGTTACAAAGAGAAACCAGCATAACCTATCACTAACTTGCCGGAAAATACTTATTGCTGAACACTTTCCAGTATGTCCGGTTTTATCCGCTGCCGATTGGCAACTAGACCCTAGACTTCCGGCCAGCGACGAGTGGTGGGTTAAAACTTACTATGTAGAGTTTATCCGTGAATGCGATCTTTTTTGCTATGTTCCTGTTCCGCCGGGTATCAAGTGTAATCGAGTAGAAATTGAGATGAATATCTGGCGAGTTATAGGCAAATCCCAAATGATATCTTCAGATGTGATAATGAAATATCTACTGAGTGGCGATTATGAATAATGAAGAGCTTGTAAAATTACTAAAGAATGATAAAGAGATCAAGAAAATCGCTGCGCATTTTGTAAGGATGAAATCTATGGAAGACGTGGCGGCGAAACTAGGATGCTCGGAAGAAGTCTTAGAAGATGTTTTTATAGACTATCCTGACTTGGATGAAAAATTTAACCAAGAAGTTTACGAGTATTCTAGAAAGTTAGCTTATAGAAAGATAAGGGCCGGATTAGATGAGGCAATCTCTAAGCTAAACGAATTGATAACTGATCCTGACGAAGCGCCGGAAAACGCATACCGATCTGCGAACTCGCTTCTCTCGATCTGGACAAAAATTGACGCAACTAAAGTCCCAGGAGGAGGTAAGGAAGAAAAGGACGACCTGGACGATATTTGGGAGATAATCCAAGATGAAGCCCAGGCAAAAAAAGATTCTAAGGATAGCACGTCAACTTAACAAACAATACGCCGATGATTTTGTAGGTTTTGTTAAAAGATATATTTCCTTCTCTGGTCTAAAGTTGAAAGGCTTGACCCCTCAACAAGTTGAGGTAGGCGAGAAGATAGTAACAGATAAAAACCTCTGCGTTGCAGCGGGAGGCGGAATCGGCAAGTCCGCTATCGCTGCGCTATTCGTTATCTGGTTTCTCGCCACTCACCCACATTCTAAAATCCCCACGACTGCGCCTTCACACAAACAACTAATGGACGTTCTGTGGTCCGAGATCGGCCTTTGGCTAAAAAGATGTAAGCTCCAAGATATGTTCTTACTCCGCCGAGGTAAACTTTCGGTTAAGGGCTTTGACGAGTGGTACGCAGTCGCCAGAACTGTTCCGAAAGACGGTAAGAACTTAAACGACACCTTAGCCGGGTTTCATGCGCCATTCTTAATGGTGATTGTTGATGAGGCATCAGGCGTGCCCGATCCTGTTTATACTGCGCTTGAGGGCGCAATGACGGATTCTAATTCTTACGTTCTTTTAATATCCAATCCTGTTTCAACTGGCGGGTACTACTACGATACTATTGCTGATCCTGAGGGAAAAGGAAAAGACTATACAGTATTGTATTATGACTCCCGCGACTCGCCTCTTGTCGATCCTTCCTTTGAAGAACGCATAATAAATCGCTACGGTAAAAACCATCCAATGTATAAGGCCAAAGTTCTTGGTCTGCCGATTGCTTTAACCGAGTCTGCGATTATATCTCCAGAAGATTTCGACCGTATAACCACGGAACAGAGACAAAGCTTTTCCGGCCCGGTGACGATGGCGATTGACGTGGCAGCGGGAGGAGCGGACAAAACTATTTTCTGTCATAAGGAAGGTCCCTCGATAGTTCGTTGGGATGAGTTAATAACGAAAGATCCGCAAGATATTTTAGATCACGCAGTCAGCCTTTACCGTCGGCTTTACCAGGGGAAACATTTCAAATGCGTGATTGACGCAAACGGAATAGGCTGGGGGCCATATCACTTGCTCTTAAACAATGCTCCTTTCAAAACTTATGGATTCATTGGCTCCGAGAAATCCGAAAAGCCGAATATGTTTCGGAATAAAAGAACTGAGGGATATTTTTTATTGTCAAGGGAATTTGAGAATCTACATTTTCCGACCAGTACGCCCGAGCGCCTTAAAAAGGAACTCGTAAATCTAAGGTTTGACTACGCCGCTGAACCTATCGAAATGGAGGAAAAGAAAAAATTCAAAGGCCGCTTGGGCTTTTCGCCTGACTACTCGGATTCTCTGATGATGGCAGTTGCGCTTGGTCAAATGGGAGCTATGACTATTTCCTACCAAGTTCCTAAGCAAGCGTCAAGATCTATGGATCGGTTAAAAATTTCTAAAAGGAATGAACGTCTAGGCAAATATGCCCGCTTTGTCCATTAAATTGTAAATCGCAAAATAGGAGATTAAAATGTTTTGGAATAAAAAACCCGAAAAGAAAAACTTTCGCCGTCCGGCATGGCGAGATAAAATGCAAGGCGCCTTAGGATATCCTGAGTCCTCTAAAGGTCAACCGCAACTCGAATACATGGATGAACTTGCGCCACCTTACGGCCTGGAATACTACAGAAAAATGAAAACCAACGATCCTGTCGTCGGCGGCTTAATGCTTCACATGGAAAATATCATGAGAAACATGAAGTGGCAAATCCAAGGCCCGAATGAAGAGTTAATCATAGATATGTTTAATGCTTTTCCTGGCGGAGTTTCATGGATGAACTTCGACTTGGCCAGCGCCCTCACATACGGCTTTTACATAGGCGAGGAAATTTGGGACTATAAAGATGGAAAAGTCTGGCTGAAAGATATATCTCCCAGGTTCCAGCCTACGATAATCGCAATTAACGATGAAAATGGAAACGTCAGACAGCAAACTACTGCTGGAAACTTCTTAATGCCGTACTCTAAAGTCGTTCATCACATGGTTATCTCAGAGAACCGCTCGCCTTATGGCGTTTCGATTCTCCGGCATCTATACAAGCCCTACTATTATAAGATTTCGATTGAAGCCTCTGAGATGGTAGGTTATGATCGAGACCTAAGCGGAGTGCCAATGATGTCTGCACCGGAAGGATTCGACTTTACCAGAACCGATCCAGACTCTCCGAATTATGATCCTGAAACAGCCGCGACGCTTGAATGGGCGCTCGACATAGTAACTGGAATTCGCAAGGATACGTTAACTGGAATAGTAAAACCTGACGGCTGGAAATTTGAGATAATTCGAGGCGAGAATCGAACTTCCGTTCCTACTAACGAAACAATCTCTCGATACAATAACGAAATGACCGCTGGGGTTTTGCAAAACTTTATCTCTCTCGGCGGTTTCGCCTCCACGAATAACGCAAACGTCGAGGCAAATATCAAAAACTTCCTGCGGGCTTGTGACTCCTATGGACAAGCCACCGCTGCGACTTATAACAATGTGATTAAAAAGATATGTGAGTTAAACAACCTTGACGCTCCGGCCTTTAAGTTTTCTCCAGTTAATCAAAAAACCCTTGAATCCCTGGCTTCGTTCTTTTCGCGCATGGTTAAGAACAACGTGATAACGCCGACTACGACTATTGAAAAAGAGTTGCTTGAAATTGCTGACTTTACGTATGACGATGATCCTAGCAATACGAAACAATTACCCGATTAAATTCCCATTGACAAAAATTAGTTTTTAGGTATTACTTTAATAATGCGAAATAAAACTTGGGAGGGCGTTAAACTCTCCAAGTGGAGGACACCATGACTGAGGAAAACATTAAGTCTACTGTTATTGGCTTTTCTGAAAATCTACATATAGATTTTGACGAAGAAGGTGATGTTCGTAAAGCGTCTATGCTTGGATACTCTGGCAAGCCTATGGAGCATCCCTGGTTTGGGCAG